GCAACCAAGCCCAAAAGGACAAGGCCGATGAACGCGCCGGCAACGTCTGGCCGGTCATTGAAAACCTGTTGCAGCGCGGCATCGGATACCGTGGCATAGCGCGTGAGCTCAACCGCATGGGCGTACCGTCGCCATCGAAGCAACGCAACCCGGATATGTCAAAGCGCACCGAATGGTACGCCAGCTCAGTCAGAAATTATGTGCTTCGGATGGGAGGCAAAAAATGAATGCAGCAAAATTAAAGGAAGCTGAAGACCTATTGTTTGAGTGCTACGGCACTGAGTTAATGGTTTATCAATTGCAAATTTATAAAAGTACACAAGGCCGTAAACAAACAAAGCTACAGCGATACACAAGTTCAACCCGTCAACGTAACGCAGCGTGGAAACTTTTTTGTTACGCTCGTAGTGTCAATCAGGTTTACAACAAAACTGAGATTTCACAGCAGCTATTTATTAGCCGGCAAGGCGCACACATAATTGTTGAAGATTGCTTACAAGAAGGATGGGTTAAAGAGGTTACAATTTGCGGAAAGCCTGGCTTTCAGGCCTCTGATGTTGCAATGGATGAGTGGCGCACTTTTGTCCGAGACCACTTTGCGCGAATAGAAAATAACATGCTGCGTGAGGCGCGTGAATCACTCAAATATATCCGCAATTTGCGTCAACCCAGTTTACATATACAAGATGCAAACGAAAGTGATACCTCTGTTAAACGGAGAGTAAACACATGAGGTTAACGCGAAAACAAAAGATGAAGCTAAACCCGACGGTTCATGCGTTGCGGAGTGGATTGATGGCTTTCAAGAGGAGGATGGATGTGCAGATGTGGCATATCGACCATCTTACCCAGAGCATCGAAATCATGGACACGCTCAGCAATGAACTCAAACGGTTGAAGGCATCTAATAGTTTACGCAATATCGACAAGTGTGTTTACGCCCAGGGTGCAATCACTTTTGCTAATAAGCAGTTCGCTGCTATGAAGCCAAGTGACCCGCGCCCACGCGGAACGGAACACCTGGTCTATGACCCGCATCTGATGGACACAAGGGGCCACGCAGATTTGCAAGCAAGACAGGATTTAGATGAACCGCATCAAAGGCCAGACGTTAGGAATAGGGATTGATTAACAACGTCTAGCTCGTGTCTGAAAAAATAGTGAACTATTGGAGTAGTTTATGTCTAAATGTCGCATAATGTATAGTATCCCAGTGTCACCTGGGGAACAGCCTAAACAGCACAGTCTGTACAAACTAATAGCCAAGGCAGTAGGGACTGTCATTCTATCCGCAATCTTTCTGGTTTATATGTGGGCCCTTTTTTGGGTGGCCTGCGCTCTTGATGACGTCTGCTATGCAGCGAACATGGGAGGGCTGTGACCATGCCCAAATTGACAAAGGACGGATATGAAATAGGCAGTTCGCAGGGGCCGGTGATTGTCTTGCACAAAAACAAGTACGGTGACACACGCCAAAAATTGCTGGAAAAATTTCGTAACATTTTGGCTGGTGTGGAAATGCTCGACACAAGGCACATGAACCAACGTGCATTGCGGCGAGGCACCCACCTTGAACACGGCGTTGCCAGTTGGGCGCAAGAAGAGCTGGAGATTATGACCAGTGGCAGCGTAAAAATGTGGGAGCCGCGTGAAGCGTTTCAGCGTCGTGACTTGAAAATAGCAAGTAGCGTTGACCGCATCATCACTCTTGAAAAACCAGTCACACTGAATGATGGCGAAGAGGCGTACACGTTTGAGGGTGATGGAATCTGTGAAATCAAAACTGACTTCTATCATTCAGGCAAGCCACAGCCAGACTGGTTGATACAAGTGCATCATCAATTGATATGCACAGAGCTGAGCTGGGGCATCATCGCTTGTCTTGACCAGACAGGGAAGCTGCACTTTTACCCAGTGCCCAAGGATGAGCGTTTGATTGAGCTGATGCTCGACAACTACGCTGATTTTTGGCGTCGTGTTGAGAGCGGTGAGGACTACCCGCCGAGTGTTGATAAACAGAATGAATGGGTTGATATCACTGACCTCTTGCCGAAGACCAATCAAGATGTAGTTCAGCTTTGCCGTGACTACCTCAGAGCTTCAGCCGAAGAATCGGCGTGGCGCAAGACAAAGGCAGAGGTGAAGGACAATATTGTTGTAGTTCTTGACAGCCTCGGCGTTGACCTAGCCAAGGTTGCTAATTTCGAAATCAAATCGGTTACGAAATCCAAGCCGAAAAAGGAAATGGTTGAAACGGGCGAATACTATGACAGCCTGATGTTCAGCGTGAAGGAGGTAAGCAGTGAGTAAGTTAACAATACTCGAACCGAAAACCCTGACTGAGGCCATGGAGTTTGCGACGGTATTGAGCAAGTCAGGCATGGTCCCTGACCACTATCAAGGCAAGCCGTCAAATGTCCTGGTTGCAATACAGTGGGGCTATGAGCTGGGTTTGGCACCTATGCAAGCCTTGCAGAATATCTCGGTCATTCAGGGCAAGCCATCAATTTGGGGTGATGCAATGCTGGCACTTGTAAAAGCGCACCCTGCTTTTCGGGGCATGCACGAACAGCTCGAAGGTGACACAGCCATCTGCGAGGTCAAACGCGAGATGGAGAATGGTGAGATAGAAACAACTGTGGGCAGTTTTAGTATTGCAGAGGCGAACAAAGCTGGCCTAACCAACAAGCGAGGGCCATGGCAAACATACCCGAACCGAATGCTTAAGCTACGGGCCAGGGGCTTTGCCTTGCGTGATGCTTTCCCGGACGCCATCAAGGGGCTCATTACTACAGAAGAGGCGCGAGACTATCCCGATGAAGGAAAAAATCCTTCTGAGAAAGCCGTACAAGCGCCGAACGTTGTATCTGGTGGTGATACTGTACAAAACCTAGTCGAGGCTCTCACCGAGCAACCTAGCGCGATTGATGAGGTAAAGCCTTTGAAGGCGTTGCCTCTGGCTATACCCAACAGGGATACAGAGGAATATCAGCTTCATGAGGACTGGGCCAATCGATATGGAGAATTGATGTTTGCAATGCGTGGCGCTGACAAGCTGTCTCCCGCAGACCGCCGCACCAAACTAAAGGAGTTAGAACAATTGAACCTTGAGGTGCTTGACCAGCTAGACGATGAGCTCGGCAATGAGCTTAAAGAAAAACGGCTGAGCTACAATAAACAACTTTCAATGGATGCGAAGAAGGAGGGTAATGATGACCAAAGCTGGCCTAACTCCTAAGCAGCAACAAGTGTTCGATTACTTGCGGTTGTATCATAAAGTGAATGGTTACTTTCCCTCGGTGCGCGAGATAGGCGAGGGGCAGCTCGATGGCAAACAAGTGTTGCCGGTTAGAACAAGTCCAACCTCAGTGCACCGTCAGCTTCAAGCTTTGCAGGAGCGGGGCTGGATAAGCTGGTTGCCTGGTAAGGCGAGGTCCATCACTATCCTGTAATTAACGCTAAGGCCTGGTGCAACGTTTCTTGGTTGCGCCGGGTCCACCCTTTACCGAAAGTCTCAAAAGTTTTTAGCCGCTCATAGAAGGCTTGTCGCCGGCGGTGCATTTCCTCAACAACTTCAATGGGGTCCATTTCTCTGACTGCCGCTAAGGTTTGTGGGCCTATGCCACCGTCAACCTTGGCACCTACCGTGCGTTGCAGTGTCCGAGCAGCTCGACCGACTCCAGAATTTACCCCAAAGTCAAAGCAAAACCAGTCAATGCCAGACGCTAGCTTGTCACAGCTCAGCCGGTTCCAATACTCCTCTCGATAGATTTGCTCAACATGCCCGTCCGGTATATTACGCATGGTCTGCTCGTCTACAATTGCATCAGCATCAACCGTGTCAGCTAACCATTGCTGATAGACTCGCGCTGTTATGCCCTTGTTCGTCAAGCCGCCGGGGTCATCTGGGTGATTTACAAAACCCCCTTCATGCTGTAACAGCCAACCCAGAGACTGGTCAAAATTATTGTTCATGCTTCTTTCTTTTTCCCATATTTCTTTTTGGCTGCTTGCCTAAAAGCTTTGGCCGTAGGCGCACCGGGACTACCAGGCTTACGCATTTTCTCCCCGCTGCCTTTTGCGATACGTTCACGTTTATGATGGATGTTTGCATATAGCCCAGGCTTTGCGTGTGGCATTATTTTAATCCTTTCGTGTCTGTGTTTTTCATTTTGTCAAAGCTACGCATCGAACCAATGCCAAGCATGCCAAACATGAGAGGCATCATCACAGACATATCTGCCTGTGGAATTGTAATGCCGAAGCCAGCGCAGATAGGGGCAACCATATAATTGATGCCCAGAGACAGGCCAGAAATCCAGCCGATGAGGGGCCGCCACGATGACTGGAACCAGTTACCCTTGGCATCTGCCTTCAACACTTCTATCTGAGCCAGCGCTAATTCATGCGCCTGTTTCTCAGCCATAGTCGCTATCTCATGGGCCAGTTTATTTTTCTGGTCTTTGTCCTCAACAAATTTATCGAGCAACCCTGTAACTGGGCCAACCAAATTAGATATAATGCTCATCATTCTTTTGGTGTCCTTGCCTCTTTACCAAGATAAATGCCGTAGACGCCCGTCATGACCCCCATAATTACGGATACGAAAGCGCTTTGCTGCGTGGTCGGATTTTCCAAATCCATAAACCATTCAGCGCAGCGCCATGACATCGCAACGGATGCAATCATTGTTAACTTGGCCGTGAGGTTGAACTGTATGTACCGTTTCCACCAATCTGTCATGCAATGCCCCAAGCTCGTGCTACCGAGACCATTAAAAAAATGAACAAGCCAACGACGCACAATATGACCGCACCGGCGATGAACGCAGTTTTAAGCGTGTCTTCAAATTCTTTAGCTTTACGACGCGCTTCAATTTCGGCTTTGCGCCTCGCCTCCTTTTGCTCACGCTTGGCCTTAGCATGATGATTCAGTATCTCCTGCCAGGTTGACGGCTGGTCTGCCGGCTTAGGCCACCTTAAATTTATAAGGGTTGCGACCTGTTGCATTTCCTCGTTCAAGCGCTTGCTTTCCAGCACAGCATCTATGCTGCTGCGAATGTTAATATCGCCAACGCCGGCTTGTTTGTTACGCTCTTCGTTCAGTTTTTGTTGCGCTGAAAAAAGAGTTGATATCTGGTCACCCAGTTCAGCTACTGATTGCACATCGTTTACCCGAGCTTTAATAAAAGCTATGGCGTTCGAGGCCGCTGTAACGGCAGCAATGGCTGTGGTTATTGGCTCCACAACTAAGTCATTTCTTTGCTGATGCCTTTTTAGGCCGGCCAGGTTTCTTTTTAGCAGCCTTTGGGGCAACTTTAGGAGCTGACTTGGCACCTGATTTAAGGCCAGGATTCAGGTCATATAGATGTGGCATAAATAGCCTCCTTAATTTGTTCAATATCCATTTCATATGTCTAACCTTTGTACATTAAATTCAAGATTCATCCGGCCAAGCATTGATTGGGGCAGGGTCGCCAGTTGGCTCACCATCTGAGTTGACCGGTACATCATACAAAGCCATAAAAGCTGCGTGGTCAGCAGCCCCCGTGATAGCCGCCTCGATGCTGTTCGATGCTGTGCGTATTGCAGCCCTAGCTGTGAGGGTTGAGCTAGGCACGGAGTAGTCTGCAACCTCTGCTGCTTTGACAACCATCCAGTCTGTGACTGCTAGCTTGTCATTAGCCTGACGCTTGACCAACTCAATGGCTTGCGTCTTTAGCCCTTTGGTCACAACCTGTTCGCCGTCAGCATCCAGTATAGCATCGCCGTTATCATCAACCTCGTTTACATCATCCAGCGACTTGGCGACACCGGCTGACCAGTAGAACCGGCCATCGAATGTTGCGGGGTCATCTTCCCACACCAGCCCGATGCTAGCTTTGTATTCTGCATCCCACAACATCCAGTTTGCGGGGTGCTGGATACCGTCATTGTCTTTCCACGCCTTACCAGCCCGGATAATGCGACCACTGTACTTGTATGCCATTGGTATATCTCCTTATCTGGCGTTAGCGTATTTTAGAGGCGTTTCCATAATAGCGAGGTATATAAAGGTCACGCCGTTTGAGTTCATATCCGACCAGTTATTTCTAATCTTTATCCCGTTTGAAAAAATCTCAAAAGCTGTAGCATCGCTTTCTGCGTTGCTCAAATTTGGATAAAGGCGACTGTTTGTTGGATTGTATGTGTCACGCACATCATCAATGATAAACCAATTTCCAGTAGTGCTTGTCGCCTTAATCATCATCCATTGAACACGCCCACCTGTGAAAACAAACGGCCCATCGCTGCTGCCGTTGCCGGTGTAGCTGCCCACCTTGATGATATCGCTGTTGGCGAAACAGTAGGCTATGTAATTATCTCCGTTGAAATTTGTAGCCCTGTCAGCAGACCCACTATTAGTAGTTGAGAATACGGTTGATGTCGGAGCCGTATCATTAAAACTTCCATATGTTGCAGCAGCAGCAGTTTCATCAAGATTTATATATTTTGTTGCACCAAGTGCTGAGTGATAAGTACGCCAGTTTCGTACATTAGAACGATTTTTAATTATCACCATTTCTGGCGCAACTCCCAAACCGTGTCCTACA